AAAGAATCCGAATCAAACAATACCTAGAAGAATTATCAATTAGACAGGTCGAAATTGATGGTTGCGAAGCTGATGACGGCATAGCATACTATTCAATGAATTCCCCAAATGAGAATAAGATTGTTTACACAAATGATCGTGACTTGCTACAACTACTTGATGAAAACACAAAGGTTTGTTTAACAATAAAAAACGCCAAGGTAATGGTCAACATGGATAACTTTGAAAGTTATTTTGATTACCACTACTCAAATGTTGGTATTATCAAGATGATTGCTGGTGATACAAGCGACAACATATCTGGTTTACAAAATATTGGTGAACAAAAGGTGTTAAAATATTTTCCAGAAATAAAAAAACAAACCGTTAACCAGGATTGGATTATTAATAGAACCAAAGAACTATTGATTGAAAAACCGAATGATAAAACATTAAACACTATCATTAACGGTGAAACCAAATGGGGAACATACGGAACTGATTATTTTTCAGTAATGAATAAAATAATCAACCTTAAAGAACCACATGTTACGAATGGGTTAAAGGAAGCAATTGACGAAATGGTCAATGAAACTTTATCACCTGAAGGACGTGGTGGGATCAAAAAAATCATGGAAATGATGAAGGAAGATGAATTATTAAATTTTTTACCAAAAAATGATGACGCTTTCTTTGTTTTCTGGAGTTCTTTTATTACTATTATAAAAAAAGAAGAAAATGCATACAATACAAAAAACAAATAACATGGAAGAAAAAAGAGAACAACGTAAATTCGAATTTACACTTTATCTAAACGACAACATTATCGTTCAAAGATTCTTTAACATTATCGGTTTTAATAACAAAGCGATAAACTCAATGAATTTTAAATATGCGATTGATGAGAACGTTGAGTTAATTCAAAGTGTTTTAAAAGACAGAGCATTAGACTTCATCACTGAACACCAAAGACATTTCTTGGAAACACCAGACTACGAACAAAATGCCTCTAAAGACATGATGAGAATTGTGGTTAAACACGATGGTAATGTAATTGCATACAGAGAATGGGATGCTACTATTTACCCAGTTAAAGTTAGATACACAGTTGACATTCGTCAGCATATCTACGAGTTGATTACACGCATTCAAAAATGCTTGTGTACGCCAACAAAAGAATTGGAAACAGAATACCTTGGATACAGTTTACAAGTACAATAAAAATAAAATTTAAATGGCTAATATAATAAGCAGCTTTGAAGATTTAGGCAAAGACTTTCAATTACAATTAATAAATGAAATAATTACAGACCATAAGTTTGGTGAATCAATAATCGATATTATTCAACCAGCGTATTTTCCATCTGAAGCTTTTCAGAAAATTGCTCACATTATTAAAAAATACCACGAAAAACATGATGTGTTATTAAATTTCCCATCATTGAGACTTGAGGTTAATAATGAAATCGGACCAGAGTTTGAAGCTTTTAGGACACAATTACATGATACTATTGATGATGTAGAAAATTGTAAGGTTGGTAACCTAAACACACAGGATAACGCAAAAAAATTCTGTAAATTACAATCCATTCGTGGTGCGGTAAATGAGATAAAAACAAAATTAGATCGTGGTGTTATCTCAGATTACGATGAAATCGAAAAAAAGATTAAGGACGCTATTACTTTTAAAGAGGAGCAAGACCCAATCTTATTATTTGATAACATTGATAAAGTACTATCAGAGGATTATAGAGACCCAATCCCGACTGGGATTGATGGTATAGATAAATGCACTAAAGGTGGTTTATCAAAAGGTGAAGTTGGTTTAGTTATCGCACCACTTGGTGTTGGTAAGACAACATTCCTCACTAAAGTCGCTAGTAGCGCATTCCTTAGCGGTAAGACGGTATTACAAATATTTTTTGAAGATAAAGAAGAGGCTGTACAAAGAAAACACTTTTCGGCTTTAACTGGTATTCCACTTAGTGAGTTATCAGAAAACAAATCTTTAATTCAAAATAAAGTTAAAGTTATAAAGGACGAACACAAAAACAACCTTTATCTACAAAAATTACCAGCAGATGGTGTTACGATAAATAAGATAAAAAACATCATTAAAAAAATCAACTCTAAAGGTGCTAAGGTTGATATGTTAGTATTGGACTACATTGATTGTCTTTCCATGGAAAAAGAAACCTCAAACTCGGAAGAGTGGTCAAATGAGGGTAAAATCATGCGTGCATTTGAAAGTATGGTTGATGAGATGAATGTTGTTGGTTGGACCGCAACTCAGGGTAACAGAAGTTCTACAAGTGTTGAAGTTGTTAAAACAGAAAATATGGGTGGTAACTTGAAAAAAGCACAGATTGCTCACTTTATTATGAGTATCGGTAAAACCCTTGAACAAAAAGATCAAAAAATTGCAACTATATCAATCCTTAAAAACCGTATGGGTGATGATGGTATGATATTTAAAGATTGCGTGTTTGATAATTCAAAAATTTTAATTGACACAAATGACGTGTTAACTGAAAAAGGTTTTGAATCACAAAAACAACAGCAAAGTATTGAGACTAGAAGGAAGTTTCTAGAGAGTTTGAAAAAAGATAATGAAAATACTACTGAAATTAGTGATGATTTAGGGTAATAATCGTATCTTTGTCTATATTTATCTAAACAACAAAAATTAACATTAATAAAAAATTATGCAAGAAAAAATTTTACAGGAAAATCCTAACAGATTTGTTATTTTCCCCATCGAGTACAACGACATTTGGGAGTTTTACAAGCAACACCAGGCTGCGTTTTGGACAGCTGAAGAAGTCGATTTATCTAACGATATTAGGGATTGGCAGAATTTAACAGATAATGAAAGGTATTTCATTAAAAATATCTTATCGTTCTTTGCCTCATCAGATGGTATTGTTAACGAAAACCTTGCAGAAAATTTCCTAAAAGAAGTTCAATACCCAGAAGCTAAGTTTTTCTACGGTATGCAAATCGCAATGGAAAATATCCACAGCCTTATGTATTCCTTATTAATTGATACTTACATATCAAACCCACAGGAAAAGTTAGAAAGTTTCAGAGCATTGGAAAATTTACCAGCCGTACAGAAAAAAGCTAAATGGGCTTTGGATTGGATTGAAAACGCTTCTTTTCAGGAAAGATTAGTTGCATTTGCAGCGGTAGAAGGTATATTCTTCTCAGGATCATTCTGTTCTATCTTTTGGTTAAAATCAAGAGGTTTAATGCAGGGGTTATGTAATGCAAATACATTAATTTTTAAAGATGAAAATTTACATTGTGATTTCGCCATTCATCTAATCAACAATCACGTTGAGAACAAACCGTCAGAAGCTAGAATCAAAGAGATAATATTGTCTGCTTTGAATATAGAAAAAGAATTTATCACAGAATCATTACCAGTGTCACTTATTGGTATGAACTCAAACTTAATGAAACAATATTTAGAGTTTGTTACAGATGGGTTATTAGTAAAATTTGGTTGCAAAAAAGAGTTCAATGTCGAACAACCGTTCAAATTTATGGAGCAAATTGCCGTTGAAACAAAGGGTAACTTTTTTGAGTCAAGAACAGTTGAGTATCAGAAAGCTAAATTAAACGAAAAGCTTAGTTTTACTGACGATTTTTAAATTAAACAAACATTAAAATAAAAAAAAATAAGATGATCATACAAAAACGTAATGATGAGCAAACTGCGTTTAATCCGTCAAAGATTTTGACGAGAATTAAAAAGGCGGCAAAAGGATTAAAAGTTAGTTCAGACGAAATTTTTATAAAAGGCATCACCTCGTTACCAAACGAAGGTGTTGTAACAACCAAAGAACTTGATAAGTTGTTAGCTGAGATTGCTGCTTCATATACTGGTAGTCACTATGATTACAGTAAATTGGCCGCAAATATTGCTATTTCTTCCTATCATAAAGAAACAAACCCTAGTTTCAGCGAAACAATGAGATTGTTAGCTGAGGATAGTGTCATCAATGAGGATCTAATCAAGATAATTGATAATTATGGTCCTGAAAACATTGATTCAATTATTAACCACGAAAGAGATTTCCAATTTGATTATTTCGCTTGGAGATCTTTACACGAGATGTATTTAACCAAAACATCACAGGGTAAACAAATTGAAAGACCACAACACATGTACATGCGTGTGGCCCTATGGGTTACTAAATCGTTTGAAGAGGCTGTTGAGTATTATGAGGCTTTATCAAACCAATTTATTTCGCCCGCAACACCCATCATGATTAATTCAGGTACCAAAATACCTCAATTAGCTTCATGTGTATTACATTACAATAATGACGACTCAAGAAACGGTCTTTTAGATAGTTTAAGAGATATTTCAGTTTATTCTGCTGACGCTGCTGGTATTGGACTATGTATGTCAAACATCCGTAGTAAAGAAAGTAGAATTAAAACATCTGGTGGTTTTGCTGGTGGGTTATTAAAGTACCTTAAAATTGTAAACGAATCACTTCGTTTCTTTAACCAACAAGGTCGCAGACCAGGAAGTGCAGCAATTTATATTGAACCATGGCACAAAGATATTTTCGATCTTCTTGAACTTAAAAAGAATACTGGTGCTGAGGAATTAAGAGCGAGAGATTTGTTCACAGCGTTATGGATTCCAGATAATTTCATGAGAGCGGTTGAAGAAGATGGTGATTGGTATTTGTTCTGCCCGAATGATATCGTTAAAAACGGTTTAAAGCCACTTCAGGAGTGTTTTGGGGATGAATATGAGGCTAACTACAATAAGGCCGTAGAAATGGGCTTAGGTAAGAAAGTAAAGGCTCAGGATATTTGGATTAAGGTTATTGAGGCACAAGTTGAAACTGGTGTACCTTACCTTTGTTCAAAAGACAATGCCAATAAAAAAACTAACCACCAAAACATTGGGGTTATTAAACAGTCAAATCTTTGTAACGAGATTTATCAGTTTACAGATGAAAAGACAACAGCTATTTGTACATTATCATCTGTGGTTGTTAAAAACTACGTTAAAAATAAAACATTTGATTTTGACCAATTATATCATGAGGTTAGAAAAATTGTTAGAGCACTTAACAAAGTGGTAGACATCAACTCATATTCAACCGAAAAAGGTAAAAAAGGTGGTTTGGAGCAAAGAGCAATTGCTATTGGCGTTCAAGGACTTGCTGATGTATTCTTCTTGATGGATTATGTTTTTACTTCTGAAGAAGCTAAAACTCTTAATAAGAGAATATTTGAAACAATTTACTTTGCCGCAATTAGCGAAAGTAATGAATTGTGTAAAACTGGGGAATACAAACCTTATAAACACTTTAAAGGCTCACCAATGTCAAAAGGGGTATTCCAGTTTGATATGTGGGGTGTTGATCAGAGTGAATTGATGTGGGATTGGGATTCTTTAAAAACTTTGGTAAAAGAACATGGTATCTGCAACAGTTTGTTCACAGCACAAATGCCAGTAGCGTCTTCAGCTAAAATCACAGGTTCATATGAGATGACTGAGGTTATCCCATCTAACCTATTCAACAGAAGAGTTGTGGGTGGTGAGTTCTTAATCGCTAACAAATACTTAATTGAAGATTTTGAAGATTTGGGTATTTGGTCAGAGGCTTTTAAAAATGAAATCATTATGAACGAAGGTTCAATCCAAAATATTAACTTTAACAAGTTTTTGGATCCAGCTGACAAACATTATGAGAAAAAAATTAAAAGAATTGAGCACCTAATCCAAAAATATAGAACAATTTGGGAAGTATCGCAAAAAGAATTAATCGATATGGCTGCTGATAGAGCACCATTTATTGACCAATCACAGTCAATGAACGTTTATTTCCAAGCACCAACCGTTCAAAAATTGTCTTCTAGTCATTTCTGGGCTTGGAAACGTGGTCTTAAATCACTTTGTTACTATGTTAGAACAAAGGCCATCTCAACTGGTGCAAAACACTTGGCGATTAACGTATCTGCTACTGAAACACCTGTTGCTAGTCCCGCACCAAAACCAGAACCAATTCAGGTTCAGGAAGTGTCAAAACCAGAAAACAGCCAATTTGATTGTTTTGGGTGCAGTGCTTAAGTTAAATCCTTGATAATATTGAAATCCCGTCACATTGGCGGGATTTTTTTTTCTTTACAAAAAATAAATTATTACGATATTTATTTATAAAAGAATATGGCTCTTAAAAAACAAACATTTGGTATTGATTTTCCCTTTACTGAATCGAATAGCGGGGACTATGTTGGTTTAACCAGTATACCAGAAGCTGAGGTAAAATCTATGCTAATACACCTTCTTTTAACAAGAAGAGGTTCTAGATATTACTTACCAGATTTTGGTACAAATTTATATCAGTATATATTTGAACCACTTGATGAAACCACATTGGCTAAAATTGAGAATGAAATTCAGGATGCTGTTGAAAAATACATACCGAATTTAAAATTAAATGCTATTAATATTACAAAAGTTGGGGATGAACCCGAATTTTTAAATAATACCGAAAAGGAACATCAAATTAGAATAAATTTGGATTACACAATAAGCTCAAAGACATTCTCAACGAGCGATAAATTATCAATAACAGTATAAAATGGCAAATAGACAAATAAATTATAGTAAGAGAGATTTCGCTTCCTTAAAAACCGAGCAAATCAACTATATTAAACAATATTATCCCGAAGTTGTACAAAGCTTCAATGATGCGTCAATCCTATCCGTATTTTTAGATTTAAATGCGGCTATCGCTGATAACTTAAACTTTCAGATCGATAGGGCGTTACAGGAGACTGTTTTAGACTACGCACAGGAAAAACAGTCATTATATAACATTGCTAAGACATACGGCCTTAAATTGCCCACAAAATCATCAGCAGTTGCTGTTGTTGAGTTTACAGCCCAAGTACCTGTTTTTGGCGACCAAGAGGACATAAGATATCTACCTGTAATTAAAGCTGGTACCCAAGTTTCAAACGGTGAAAACACATATGAATTAGTTTATGATGTTGATTTTAATTTAGCAACTAATAGTTCTGGTAATGTTGATAGAACAAAGAGACCTATTTTTATAAACAACAAAATAACAGCATATTCAATAACAAAAACTGGTATTGTTATCGCTGGTACAACAAAAGTTTATAACCAAACATTCGTAAATTCAACACCTTTTTATAAGATAACATTACCAGAGAACAATATTTTATCGGTTGAATCTATAATTCATAAAGCGGGTACAACCTTTACGGCAACACCAACTGATAGTGAATTTATTAGTAGTCCTAATAAATGGTATGAGGTACCATCATTAGCTGAGGATAGTGTTTTTGTTGAAGATATAAATTCACCAAGAGTAAGCGGTATTGCGAAAGGCATCTACCAAAAAATAGACAAAAGATATATTACCGAGTTTACACCAAAAGGTTTTTGTACAGTAACATTTGGGGCGCAAACTGATTCATCTTTTGATATTTTAGATGACTTTTTAGATGGTGGTACTTTTGATCTTAAAAGTTTTTTAAGAAACGGTAGCCTTGGTATGGCACCAATAGCAAACACAACTATGTTTGTTAAATACAGAATTGGTGGTGGGGTTAATACAAACACTGGCCCTGGTACAATAACAACAATTAACAGGTTAAATTCAACTATAAACGGACCAGATGCAGCTATTAACTCAACCGTACAGTCTTCGATCGTTGTTACAAACACAACACCAGCTGTTGGTGGATCTGATGAACCAACGGTTGAAGAGTTGAGAAATTACATTGGTTATAACTTTGCCGCTCAAAATAGAGCTGTGACATTGAATGACTATAAAGTTTTGTTATTGAGTATGCCGAGTCAATTTGGTACTCCATCAAAAACAAGTATAACACAAAAACAAAA